GTGCCGTTATTGCGCCGCTTTGGCGCTGTATCAGGGCGTTCAGTTCCGTCACTTTTGTTTGCGCCTCTTGGAGCAACTGGAGCGCTTCCTGACGGTTGTTTGTTAGCTCGTCGATTTTGTTTACAACAGCCGATTCGGTCATCGTCCTCTCCTGTGGGTTTTGTTGGTTTAGCGACCTCGTTTTTTGCCTTTTGGCTTGCTCTTTTTTCTGGCCTTAGCAGCGGCTTTTTTGCCACTTGACGTATATGGAAATTTCTGACCCTTAACCATTGGCATGGTTAGTCTCCTTTGTTAGATGTGCCTAAATCCAATTTGTCGAGTTGTCGTTCAATGCGTAACGATCCTAATTCGTTGTTTGCTACACTCAGTAACGTGCCACCTATGATGGCTCCAGTTTCATCTGTCTCATACACGTAAAACGTGGTAGTCGTTATTGCTGTTTTGCTAATTCTTGCCGGTCTACGCTCACCGCCTACCTGTATCCAGCATGTCTGGTTCTCGTCATATTTACTGCCAAAAAACACCGCACATCCGGCCAGTATATTCTCTATTGAGTTTTTCAAAAACAAGAGCGCAAAGCCAACCACAAACAGCCATGAATACTGCTCTATTAGCAGACCGATACCAGACTGTTCGCTGAATTTTTGCAGTGCCTCTGCTGCTTCTGTTTCCATTCTTTTTTGCCATCCGCGCCTGTGGGCTACGTTTGTCTTTTAGACGCTTTCGGTTTAACAATTTTTCCAACCACGACCAAAAGCGGTTCATTTTATTTATTGCCGTTGGTCGCTTTGTAGACTTCAGCGAACATCACCGTCATCAGCCACACAATGACCCCGTAGACCGCTTCGTGGCTCCAAAACTCCATCCATTTTTTATCAGCACCGTTACGTGCAAATGGAAAGCCAATGGTATGCCAAAGCTGGTATAGGATGGTCACGCAAATCGTAGCACCGCCCGACCAGGCAGCAGCCTTCTTTGATTCATCAGCAGCCTTTTGCCGACGGCTCAACGTAATGATAGACCGTTTAGCAGATTTGAGTTCACCCTTCAAACCATCGCGGTCGTGTTTGTATTCTTTGGCAACGATGTTTTCGGATGCCACCATTTTACGCAAATGCTCGATCTCTTTAACGGCCTCAACGTATAAACGTCTCTGACGTTCTGCTGATGGTATCTGCTCTGGAGGTGGATACTTGGCCGGACTCATAGCGTTTAGCTACCTAATGTAGGTTTCGTATCTGGAAAGTTACTGGTGGACGGCCAATCACGTAGATTTTGACGATACGTCATGTACGCATCACGCTGTGGATGATCGGTTAACGGCACGATGTAATCCGTTGCCAGTAGCTCCATATCACGCCATGATCGTGCATCGCCTCGTATTTGACCGTCTGTTTTGGTCACAACTATTTTTTCATACGAACCACCGTCTTTAGTTAGTTCCTTAACTTGATCTTCTAAGGCACGTATGTTATTGGTCGATCCATCTGCATAGGTAACTTTGTATTCTGGCATTATATCACCCCATCGAAATTGGAAAAATTAAAACCGCGCCCATTCCACCTTTACCCGAAAACCCTTCACTGCTGCCCCCTGTTCCAAGTACAGCTCCACCTCCACCGCCGAGGCTTGCTGACCCTCCATAGCAATACGTGTCTTGGTTTGTTATATATCCGTTTCCACCGCTAAAGGGTGGAGCAGGGTAAGCCCGTGTATTTCCTGACCATGCAACATCCTCGCCTAAGTACGAGTAGGGCTGAACACCGGCTGGCTGAAAACTTGGTGAAACATCAAAAACGGTATCACTACGACTACGTAGTTGCGAAGATGTAACAGAGTAGATTTCCGGAAATGGCGCACCGGCAACAAACGTATCATCGCCGTATCGCGTACTGGTAGGATAGGCATCTACAGGTGGGCCTGATAAGTTACCGCCATCTGCCCAATCGTTAGAACTTGCTACTGTAGTGCCTTGTCGGCCTGTATCCCATAGTCCTACCGCGCCTCCACCCGAAACCTGACGAGTGGCACCACTGGCAAGAGATGCTCCACCTGTATTATTCATTAGGTTTCCACCACTGGCACTGCCCCCTGCTGCGGATGCTGCGCTTGCGCCAGAGGCTATTGCACCAGCCGCTCCACCAGAACCTGTCATAATCGAAATGTCAGAACTATTAAAAGTACTGTCACCCCCTGCGTTTCCGGCCTGTTGACTACTGCCACCAGCATACGCTCCACCTGCTCCAATTACGGCCGTATATGTGACCCCGGCGTTTAGTTGCAACAACGAAACGGCACAACCGCCGGCTCCACCTCCGCTAAACCCATGATCTGAATTACCTCCACCCCCCGCACCAGAGCCGCCAGCGCCAATCACGTAAACGTATGCTTGCACTGTTTTATTTGGTGACCAGGTTTCTCCTGTGGTGAAAATCATGTTTGGTATACCGTCTGTACCGCCACGAACTCCTAAAATTGCCATTACTCATATCTCCTATAGTGTCGTCCAGCCGATGGTTGAGTCTACATATACACATTGCACCGCGCTGTTTTGAAACAGTGTTCCATCGGCGGCCTCACTGTTTATCTTTTCACTGTTACGCCCTACCGTTATTACGGCTGCTCCAACATTCTTAATAGTCACCGTGTCACCGGCTGATGGTGACGATGGCAGGGTAATGGTGAATGCACTGCTTGCATGGTTACCGATTAACTGATCGCCAGACACGGCAGTATAACCGCTCGTTTTGACGCTCCATGCGTTATATAGGCCACCTACTGCTGTGCCGTCTATGGTGAATGTTTTGCCCGATGCAATGTCAATACCGCCATCGTCGATGGTTGCAATTTCAGCTTCATCCACATAAAAGGTCATCTTACCATGATCGCCGGTTCCAGAGGCCGTTTTAGTAGTAAATCTGAGTTCCTCTAATGTCTTGTTGGAGCCACCGTTTAAGGCTTGTATGAACAATGCCTCAGTAGCCGAGGTTCCGATAGATAGCGATGTGTCTGCGTTATTATTGTCATCGTAGATCGTGACATCACCGGCTGTAACTCCAAGCGTAGCCGTACCTGCACTTAGCGTAAGGTTATTGTTGCCACTGGTATCGACCGTAGCTGCACCGTTGAAACTCAGCGTGTCACCGCCTATGTCTACATCGCCCTCAAAGTCCATTGACCAGGATGCGGTTGTAGCATGTGGAGTAAGAGTTAGACCTGTTACAAATGTTCCGGCTGATGCGATGTCGTTACCGAATGTCAGTGTGCCACCGTTAGCTGCGTTGATCTTCCAGTCGTCACCGGCATCCGCACTTGCATCGGCTGACAACACAATCGCTACAGGTGCATCATCTACACTGGCCTGTATCAGTAGGGCATCAGCACCGGCCTCATCGTATTCAACTTTAATGTCATCATTAGAGCCGAAAATAATCTCTTTACCATCGGCCATCGTTATCGAATTTGCACCGCTGACGTTGTTAGAATCGTCTACGATCAAACCGCTGTTTTGACCGGTCTTGCCACCAGTGCCATCAAAACGAACAACTGCGTTATCAGTAGATGAACCAGGCCCACTAAAGTCACCAGAGGATAAAGCGCTACCTGCCACCGTAAATGCTTTACCAGACGCAAGATCGATTCCACCATCGTCAATCGTTGCGATTTCTGCTTCGTCAATGTAGAAACTTACTTTACCGTGATCGGCTGTACTGCTTGCCGTCTTTGTGGTAAATCGAAGTTCTTCTAAAGTCTTATTGCTTGTGCCGTTCAAGGCTTGCACAAACAGCGCTTCGGTGGCCGATGTTCCTATCGACAATGACGTATCGGCGTTGTTTGCGTCTTCGTAAATGGTTACGTCAGAAGAGACGGCTAACGTGCTACCTATTGTTGCTTGCCCGGCTATAGCAGTCACCCATGATGTAGTAGTCGCATGTGGTGTAAGCGTTAGACCCGTTACATACGTGCCGGCACTGGCCTTATCGTTTCCAAATGTAAGCGCACCGCCATCGGCTACACCGATCTTCCACTCATCACCAGCGTCATCACCCTGATCCGCTTTCAGCACTATAGCTAATGCAGCACCTTCTACCGCAGCAGCAATCTCCAGAGCATCGTTTGTGGTTTCATCGTATTGAATAGTTATGTCATCGTTGCTACCCAGAGACAATGCTTTATTGTCTGCCAGTTTTAACGTGCCGGAGATGCTTAAATTGTTTACCTGATTTGATGCCGACGAGTCATCCAGGTCGCGAGAACTGTCAACGACTAACGCTTTCGATGCCGAAACGACTCCGGCGGTAACCCCTAAATTCGTCGCATCCAAGCCTCCATTGACCGCGCTACTGGTCAGAAGGTTATCGAACTCGTTGTTGAGTTGCGCCGCAGTTAAAACCGCGCCTGATGAAAATGTATGTACCCTTGATACAGTACCCATTAGTTTTGCCCTTTTTCTAAGTCTTCGATCATTTGTGCCAACTCTGCATCTTCATTGAGGCGCTCAAGTATTTGGCCTATAGTCAGCCCTTCTCGCGCAATTTCACGCATCGGTATTTTCTTATTAATTTTTTCAAACGTGTTTACTGTAAACCGTGCCAACTTTGTAGCTGGTTCAAACATCATACCGGCTTCCACTAACTCTTGAGTCATTCGGCCAACAGCGCGAGGACTAAAAACGGCGATTGCAGGTAGAGCCAATACGGCACTTGTTCCTCGTAAACCTTTTTCAAACGCTAATATGCCACGCGCAAATCCAGAGATCTCTGACTTAACTACCAGACCTGATCCAAACAGCGGATTAAATACAGTGCCTATCAATGCCGACTTGAGTTCTCCGCTTCCACCGGATTCTAAGGCTACGCGCTCAAACTGCTCTAATGCAGCAAGTTCTTCTGGACGCTCGTTTAAGGCAGAGGCTAATCGTCCATAACCACCTTTCACAACATCTTTGCCATCAACTATCACTGTTTTACCAGGCTTTATGTTGAAAAAGTTGTCGGCTGCATCTAACGCTTCCATTTTTATTCGGTAATCACCCATCAGCCTATCGTAACCGCTTGTTCCGGAAATTGGATCTAATGTAGCGTCATCTATTAAACCTTTTAAATCTCTTCTCAGTTCAGTCAGCAACTTTTTAGTTTGCGCTGATGCCGCTTCTTCGCCCGTGCCTAATACATCAATATCATCGCGTAACTGCTTACGTAACTTGTCGAGGTAAGCAACATCTACTTGCCTAAGATCCGCAGGTAGATTAACAATTTCATTCAATACACCTCGTATTTTTGGTTCCATCTTTTTACTAAAACTGGCTGATCCAGAAGGAAAGACGACTTGGGCTACGTCAAAGTCCGGCCCTCTACCGCTAACTCTTATATCTGCACCAAACTCTTGCAGTCTTCTACTTGTCATTTCACGCAGCTTATCAAGGCCATTTATTTTCTGCTCTGCTTGCGTTAAGCCTTCGCCAATACCTTTATTCCACAAGCCCTGCTCTATCATCATACGCTTACCCAATTCGTAATCTTTGCTGGCTTGCTCTTGTATTTTTTGATAGTCACTTTTGTATTGATCTATTAAGCGTGATCGACCGGTCTTACCATCCTGACGGAACGAACGAACCACATCGCCCTGACCGGCACGAATAGCTTTTTTCAATTCGTTCATCGAAGTTTGGCTTGTGCCTGTTGTAAATCCTAATCCAGCGTCAAAAATCGTTCCACCTGGCGAACTTACCCATGCAGCCGCTTTGAATGGCGCTAATACAGTGCCTTTTGCAACCCTTGCCGCTCCAGTCACCGGATCAACTAAATCCACTGCCTTACCAGCTTTTGTCAGTAAGTTGGCAGTGCGAGGCGCACGACCTAAAAGATTTAAAATGGATGCTCCACCAGAAAGACCCATCGACAACGGAGCGCCTATATTAACCAACGCTCTTGCCGGATTCTCTCTCCAGTTTTTGATACCTTTCATGTATTCTTCACCGGCATAACCCAACGCTTTTGCTGCTTCCGGATCTTTTGTCATGCCAAACTTTGCAGCGGTTTCTTCCGTATAGCCGTCCTCACCCATCAATTTTTCCATTAACACATCATCTAAGCCAGCACCTACTGCTTTTAGTTGCCGAGCCGTGCCGGGTAAATCGGTAATCATCTCTTTCGCAGCCGAAAATTCTTCGCGTATCACCGGCCCTGCGGTTTCTAAAAATTTCCGACCGATACCGCCCATTTGTGCAAGTAACGGGTTGTCCGGTTTCGATGCCGCTAATTGTGCTAAACGTGCTTTAACGTCGTCTGTTGCTTTCTCTGGCTTTCCGGTAGGCTCTTCTACTTTAGGTTCCTCTTTTAGATCAGAACCACTTTGCGTCGGAGCTACGTTTGTTAAGCGTAATATTGGTTCTTCTTTTTGTTGGTCTTGAAAGAAAAACTGTAATGCCTCTTTGCCACCTTCTTGTTGTGTTAAAGCGCGTGTTAAAGCAGCACCGTCTATTTGGCTTAATGGTGTATTCAAATCAACATTTAAAGCAGAACTTAAATTTGCTTTAGCCGCCCTGTTGCCTTCTGCATCATCAGAGGCTGGCGTATACTTATCTAAAAACTGACCTAAGTTTAGGTTTCTATTTGTGTCTACACGCACCTGTTGATCTAACGCCTTCCGTCCGGCTTCCAGCGAATCAAACTGTGCAAAACCTTGATCGTCAACTCCTCGCACACCTTCAAAAAACTCCTGACCGCGCTCTAAAGTGCCAACGCGCAAATTACCTGGATTAAGGTTTCTTACGCTTCGCACCCTGTTATCGCTTTCAGTTGTTGGCGGTTTCAATTTAGCCAACATATCCAAGCGTTTACGCATTTGATCGGTTACTTGCATTTATTACGCTCCAGGAACAAGAAATTTTGCAATAGTTGGGTCTTTCATTAATTCTTGAAATTCTGGCCCATCTGGATTTGCTTGAGCAGCTTCTATCATTGCCCACGTAGACGCTGGCTGCCTATTCAAATATTCCATAACTCTGTTGCTTTCCATCTTACCTACCAACCCTTCCATTTCGCCTCTGACTGTATCCATCTCTTCCTTTGTAGCAGCCATTTTTTCTTCAAGTTCTTCTTTAGTCAGCGGCCGATCTTCTAATTCTTCATCTTGACGACGCGGTTCAGGTAGTTTGTATCCTTTGCCGAATATTGCGTAAAGGTCTTCGTATAAGTTTTTATCATCCAGACCTTGCGCCATTGCATCTCTACGCATCGTAAGTATGCGTTTTAAGTGCCTCATCTTATCAACGCCAAACTTTCCGGCATCTCGTGGGTTGCGTATGTCCGGAACAATCTCTTCGGCCATCCTTGTTTCCAAATCAGAGGTTCGGCCACCAGCAATCATTCTTGCAATTTCACCGACCAACTGACCACGCATATCGGTAAAAGTTTGTTTTTCCGGATTAACAATTACACCCAACATTGGCAATCGTGTAGCCAATCCTTGAAATATCATGTTTATCTGTTGCAATGAATCAGCACCTTCACCGCCACCCTGTTCAAAAAACTTTTCAAGCTGGCTTAATGAATCGTCAACAACCGCTAATGATGCGTCCATCTCTGCTACCGTTCTTCTACCAGCAGCACCTCCAGAACCCTTACCGGTTGCTTTCGCCATAGCTATTCTATTTTCAATTTCTTGCTGTTCACGCGCTTCGCCTCGCTGTATCTCATCTTGTGCTAATGCACCACCACCTTTAATGGCTTTGCCTAACGTGTCCAGCGAAAAGAAACCACCGGTATCTGCACGTTCTTCAGCAACACCCGGTGTGCGACCTGTAAGTGCGCCGATCAGGTTAGCTCTTGCCATACGATCTTGAGTCGTGGCATCTGCACGTCTTTGCGCCTTATCTTGAGCCATTCCGCTTATTAATCCACCGCCTAACTGAGCAATCTGTGCAAGCAATTCCGGGTTACGACCTAATCGACTTAAAAACCCGTCACCTTTTTCGGGTGCTGTTTTGGTTACTTTTGTTTCTTCCATCATAAACGGATCTTTACTGGTATTTCGATCTCCAAACATGCCCGGATTGTCAATCTGTTGTTGAACTTCATCTATTTCTGTTTGCTTATCCGCAATCTCTTGGTCAAGCCTTACCTCTTCATCTGTAGGTTGTCTTGTTTGGGTTTGACCTATCTCTTCCATTAATGCTAATGCCTGTTGTTCAGCTACGTCACTTTCTCTATCTGCCAATCTTCTTTTTTCTGCCGGGCTTACATAATTGCGCTCATTGGCTCTACTCATTATTAAGTCTTGTGTTCTTCTTGCCTTGTTCCTTGCATCTACTACACCTTGTTCAATTCTTTTTTGTCTATCTATATTTCTTTGTGCAGTTTCTTGCGCTTTTGAAGTGCCACGCATAATGCCTTCAAGTATTCGATCTTTGGATTCTTTGTCTTGAAAGTCTGACCTTGCACCGCTTTCAGCATCTCTAAGGTTTTGACGAGACATCCTTTTTTCTTGCGATATTTTTGCTTTGTTCCTTGCATCCTCTACACCTTCTCTAATACTCCTACGTCTGTCTATGTTGCGTTGTGCAGTTTCTTGCGCTTCTCTGGCTGCACGTTCATCCTCTCTACGCTGTTCATCCAACGCTCTTTGATCCGCAACTTTAGCATCAAACTGTTCAAGTTGGCGCATACCTTTTTGGCGTGACCGTTCACTGGCACGTTCAACCCCACCTGGTGACAACTTCAAATCACCTTCAATACGCGCATTTGACGGAGCATATTCGTAAGGCTTATAAGAAGTCCTTTGCCTGTTATTTGCCTGATTTTGAGCTTGCGCACCATAATAGCCAGCAAGGGCTTCTGGAGATAATCCGGCAAGCGGATCTTCTTCATCCGGCCTTCTATTTAATAAGCCGCCTAACGCACTTAAAATGTTTCTACCAATAGCCATTGTTTTTTCCTGTTTTTACTGTCCAAAAGCCAGTTTGCCGCCAAAGAATTTTTTACTTTGTGACAAATCACTTAACAGGCTTTTAGTTATCGGGTCATTCAACAGTGTTTGCCCGATACCCTGTTGCGCGGCCTGTTGTGGCGCTGTAGGCTGGGCTTGCGGATTAAACGACTGTATCAGCTTATCCTGTTTGGCCTGTTCTTCCATGCGTTGCTGATCGCGTTTGGCTTGCCGGTTGCCCAACAGACCTTGCGCTATACTTAACCCTGCCGGTATTGCATACGGTGCTGCTGCTGCTAAAAAACCTGCCATATTATTCTCCTGTTCCTAATCTGTTTCGGACTTCCATCAGCCGTCTTTTTTCTTGAGGTAGTAACGGCAACCCTTGCTCTTCTTTACGCAATAAGTCTTGTATGTATGGCGAATTATTTGGATCAGACAATTCTCTCATTCTTTCAACCATCTCTTGTCGCATATCAGCCATTCTCCGTTTATCTTTTTCTGGCAGCTTATCAAAGTTTGTTAGTTTTGTTTGCAAATTTTCAAACTCATCTTTGTTTTCTGCGGATAACGGATATTCTGGCAATTCAGGTATTTCACCGAGTCCTAAACGATCTTCAAACGCCTGTCTGTTTTCTTCTGTAAACAAACCACCTTCTCCAAGTCGATCAGTAAGGCTTTGTAGCAATGGATCAAGTCTTGGATCGTCAATGTCCGTGCCGGCTAAAATGCTACCAATTAAGTCTTGTTCCGCTTGTCTTCCAGCCAATGTTGTTTCATCGCCTAACATTCCGGTCAAGCCGGCTTCACGTAGTGTTTTTTCAAGAGTATCAACTGGCAACGCGTCATCAGCGGCATCTTCTTCTATAAATTGTCCAGTAACCCCTGCGCGTGTGGCAGCGCGACTTAATGCAGCCGTATCCAGTTCGCTACCTAATGCTCTGGCTTGTTGTGTTTGTGTTGTTCCACGTTGATCTCCAAAGTCAAACCTTCCGGTCTGACCGGCTTCAGCTATTCTACGCTGTAAGTCTTGGGTATCTAATCCGCTTTGTGTGGTTTCACCCGTTAGCGTCTGCCGACCATCAATCTCACCAAACAACTGTGATTCTAACTGG